CGAAAAGGATGGCGGTACAGTGATCGACTACAAGTGCCACTATTCAAGAACGAATGGGGCACATAATGGGACTGTTTGATAGATTATTTGGCGGAAAAGAAAAAGCCGTGGCAGCATTGGCTGCTGCACCAATGCCTGCGGAGCCTCCTGCACCTCGAGAAAAGAAAGTCAAGGAAGAACCCAAGACTGCCAAGCAACTGGCCACTGACAAAAAAGAACCTTATGTGAACATCGTAAGTCTAGATGTGGATCTGGATAACTTGCATCAAGGTGCATTTGAATTGGATTGGAATGAGATCTTTGTAGCCCGCTTGGTCAAGGCAGGCTATATGATCAAGAAGGACGACACTGACGCAGAGATCGTGGACCGTTGGTTCCAAAATGTATGCCGACATGTGGTCATGGAGACCTGGGAACAAGAAGAAGCCATCGCTAAGAGTGGCATGTGGGTTCGTAGCACCGATGTTGGAAACGGTCGTAGTGAAGTATCGTGATTCTTTATACGAATGGCGATAGCCATACTGCTGCTGCCGAAGCAGTAAGTCCGGCAGCCTTTGCCGAAGACGATGGCTATCCTGAACTGGGTCGACGACCACACCCTGCAAATCTACAGGCAAGTTGGGGACAACAACTGGCCAACAGACTCAACGCCACCTCATTATGCGATGCTGAATCCGCTGCATCTAATGCTCGCATCTTGAGAACCACACGCGAATGGATGAAGAACTTGGTGCCTTGGGAATCTGCACTGGCAGTAATCCAATGGAGCACCTGGGAGCGAGAAGAATGGTGGTATAACGATCAATACCTGCAGGTTGGCAGTTCGGGCACAGACTGGGTTCCTAAAGAACTAGAAGATCAATACAAGCGATTTGTAGTCGGTGTAGATTGGACTCATTGCCAGCAATACTGGCACGATGAAATATGGCAACTGCACTTGGATATGGATGCAGCAAAGATCCCGCATGTGTTCTTCAACGGCAACAATTCGTTTGATCGAATCCGTAATGGTGTTTGGCACCAGGTTGATTGGAACAACGCATACATCGCACCTTATTCCAACTACACATACGATCAGATCTTGCGTGAAGCCGGATTCGATACGGTAAGACCTGATTCTTGGCATTTCGGCAAAGATGCCCATTGCTTTTGGGCTGACTTTGTGTTACAATACTGTATAGAAAACAACATATGGAAACCCGATGCGCTACCTGTTGATTGACACAGCAAATACTTTTTTCCGTGCCCGACATTCGGTTTTCCGTGCAGCAGATGCGTGGGAAAAACTGGGCTATGCCCTGCACATTGTAATGAGTTCTGTGAACAAGGTCAATAAGAAGTTTGCTGCGGACCATGTGGTTTTTGCACTAGAAGGTCGTTCATGGCGCAAGGACTTCTACGAACCCTACAAGAAAAACCGTGCTGTGGCCCGTGCTGCACTCAGCGCAACAGAACAAGAAGAGGACAAACTGTTCTGGGAGACCTACGATAGTTTCACTAAATACTTGGCTGAAAGCACCAACTGTAGTGTCATTCGACACCCAGAAGCCGAAGCAGACGATATCATTGCTCGTTGGATCGCATTGCATCCACAGGACGAGCATTACATAATTTCATCAGATACAGATTTTGTGCAATTACTGGCACCCAATGTTAGCCAATACAATGGCATAACCGATGAACTACATACGGTTTCTGGCATTTTTGATGCCAAGGGTCGGCGTGTGCAGGACAAAAAGACCAAGACAGACAAAGTAGTTCCGGATCCAGAATGGCTGTTGTTTGAGAAGTGCATGCGCGGCGATACATCAGACAATGTGTTTTCAGCTTACCCGGGTGTGCGCGAAAAAGGCACAAAAAACAAAGTGGGTCTGCGCGAAGCATTTGAAGATCGCATGAACCGCGGCTTCAATTGGAACAATCTCATGCTGCAACGCTGGTCAGACCACAATGGCGTGGAACATCGTGTGAAAGACGACTACGAACGCAATCGTGTGCTGGTGGATCTCACAGCACAACCCGAAGAGATCAAAGCCAAAGTAGATGGTGCTATCCGTGAACAGATCAGCCACAAAGACATCGGTCAAGTGGGTGTGCGGTTCATGAAGTTCTGCGGCAAATACGAACTCACAAAGATATCTGAATCGCCGGAGCAATATGCTGCCTGGCTCAACAACACATACAAAGGAACTTTAGATGAGCATAATAGCCAAGCCAATAGTTAAAGACCAGTTCTACATCCTCACGCAGGATGATCGGAAGGTCGGCAACATCGAAGCCACAGGAGATGGTTTCGCAGTGCGGATCAACAACAAGGTCATGCCATTCAAGACCATGGCCATGATCCGCAAACAAGTTGACATTGAATTTCCAGCAGTGGGAAACAAGACCAGCCGGGAGCCTGCTAGTTATCAAGTGCAAGGTTATCCTAGTGGTTCTCGAGTTTATAACCCTATCTGGAATGTTCAACACAAATTGCCCTTGTTTACCAAAAACAACAAATCACGCTCGTGGTATGCTGCTGGTTGGTATCAGGTCAAACAACGCCGCACTTGGAGCATAGTGCAGAGCCCCAAGTTAATTACCTTGGAACGATATCCATACCAAGGTCCATTTTACACTAAAGAAGAAGCCAATGTCAAACCCCTTCCTTGATCAATCTCGATTTATGCGAGCATGCAACCAGACCGTGGGTGCATGGAACGAAACTCAGTTCAATCTTTACACCAGTCTCATCCAAGAAGAAGTGGATGAACTCTGGACAGCCAATGCTGCTGCTGATCCTAAAGAATGTCTTGATGCACTAATCGACATCCTTGTGGTCACTGTTGGTGCTATCCACAGTCTTGGTGCAGATGGCGAAGGTGCATGGAACGAAGTCATGCGAACCAACTTTGCCAAGATCGATCCTGCTACTGGTCGCGTGAACAAACGCGAAGATGGCAAAGTTCTTAAACCCGAAGGATGGACTGCTCCTGAACTCGACCAATTTATACAAACACGATGATTGAACCCCTGCGCGATGATCTTATGGTCCAGCAACAACTGGGCTCGGAAGATATTCCTTATATAGAAAAGTGGAGACACATGGTAGCAGTGATCATGCTGAACCAGACTGGCCGCAAACCAGTTAAGACTGTGTATCCCTTGTTCATGCATCACTGGCCCACGCCCGGTACTCTATTGTTCAGCACACCCGAAGAGGTCAAGGATATCATCTGGAGCCTGGGCATGAGCACAGTAAAAGAGAATCGCATACGCAGAATGACTTCGGACTATATCAATTGGGATGGCGAAGATGCCACCAAGTTGTATGGTATTGGCAAGTATGGATCGGACTCATATGAGATCTTCTTCAAGCACAACTACACTGTGGATCCCACTGACAAGGAACTGCGGCGTTATCTGGATGAAGAGGTGTTTGTGTGAGCATACATATCAACCGATTCATTGATTCGGTAAAGGCACACGAGTCCCGTGGTCAACGCGACTTCATGATGCCAATGAAGGATGCCAAAGATCTGCATGCTGACATAACCAAGATGTTGTTGGCCGTGACAGAACTACAAAACCGCCTGCTAACGGCATTGCAAGAACAAACCATAACAGTGGAACTGGGCGGTAAAGACTTCTAAAACTACCTACATTTGGGATAAATAAATGTAGGAGTATAATGGATGAGCAGACCAAAACCATCGGTGTTGATAGAGAACACCAACAAGCAAACCTATAAAAGTGAGCAGGTGTTGGCCAGTGATGGAATCTGGGCTGTGTTCTTTGACAGCCTACCTATCAATCTCAAGACCTCCAATTTGCTCACACAATACCCCGGTCCCAAATACAAGAAGGTTTCGTTTAGTAATCCGGGACATGCGATCAATCTAGCCAGAAAACTAAACATACAATTCAGAACAGACAAGTTCTCTGTTGTATTGCTCAAGCAAGGGGAGAAGATCTACCCCAATGCGCGATAAGCAAGCCATCACTCAAGCACTGATCAGGCAGTATCCTGAATCTCAGCGTCCGGGGTTGGAGTGGGCCATGAAGACCTGGTGGCGGAACATGAAGCCGCAAGGTGGCATGCGACTGAGTGTGCATGGCTTCATGGCCATGCAAAAGATGCAGGTAGAGCACTATAACTTCAACATAGATCTGGACCAAGTGCGTCCCAAGCTGTTGGTCATGCTAGATCAGAGATTGCAGGATCCCTACTACCTGCAAGTGGACAAGCGAGAACCCTGCGTGAAGTTTTATGGTAGCAAGGAAGCCTTCATGGCAAATCTCTACGGGGATCTCGAGAAGTTTTTAGAGAACTACACTGATTAGGTCAAGCCTTTAGTAAATCAACCATGTGTTGGTGGACTGCTTCCATGTCCTCGTTGCTCATATAGAAGTCGCTGCGAGGATCATAGTATTGTCCTTGTTTAGGGTCATAGTATAATACCTGACCGTTGGCGAACAGAAACGGGCCTTCTAATCCAGCCCGGGGACCATACTGGGTCCGCATGAGATCTGTTTGTGTCTTGTCTGCGATTACCTTGTAGCCCACGATGTTCTCCTAGTGTAGGTATATATTAAACGATCAACTGCCGGCGATGTCAACCAGTTCTTCCCAGGCTTCTTCGATGGTGTCGTAGCCACACATGTCAAAGGATGCATTGTAGAGTTTAACATAGAACTGCCCGTTGCCCGGGCTGGCTTCTGTGTCCAAACCTGCTTCGCCCACGCCGGGGATGACTCTAAGCGTCTGGTCAGTCATCATGCCACCTTGCGAAAATATTGATAGGGCAAGCCAACCAGGTAGCACAGGAACTCGTCGTCCCCATTCGAACCTTCTGCTTCGTGGATCCAACGCAGGGCCATCTCACGGTCTTTGGCACCGCAGGCCAGGATGCTTTGGATCCGCATCTCGAACTCGTGGGCTGCGGTTTGTTCAGACTCCTTGCGATTGGCTTCTTCACGATTGATCACTGCACCCAGGCTGGCAAACTCCATTTCAAAGTCCGCCAGGGTCCAAGTGGAGGTATCAATACCGCGGGGGCGAACGCCATATGCGTCCTTATACATGTCCCAATATTGGCATTGGGCTTGCTCCAGATCGCTCATCTCTTCCCAGGTTTTGAACTCTTCCATTTGTGACTCCTGTTTACTGAACATGCCCATATTATAGCATTTTGGTTGATTCTGGTCAACCGTTTTATCGACTGATTTCAAATGATGTTTCACCACCACGACCGTTGATCACACGGACTTTTTTGCCGTCAATCTTGACATAGCCATAGTTGCCATCTTCATAGACGCCATGCGGGCAAGGCTCAATGGTGACCTCGCGCACAATCTCGCAAAAGCCCCAGCGCCGTGTGGGCAGTCGACCCTGGAACAACTTCATGTTGTCTATAGAGGTAATCAGGATTTTTGCTTTCATGGTGTGAGCCTTTTACTGTTTATGCCCATATTATAGCATTAGGGCCAATAGCAGTCAACCGAATTCTACAATAAAAGTTGCGATTTTTTGTGGCAAAAACCTAACTGGAGTTGGCGAAAAATAACAACAAAAGTTGGCAAAAACGGTAGACCAGAATTCCAAAATCGGTTATAATACATGTATGGAAGCAACAAAAGTCACCCGTAAAAAGCGAGTAGATCGCACTCACATCGTGTATGCTCTGCATATAGGTTTTGAGACCTACATCGGTATCACTGCCAAGACTCAGCGCACCGTGCTCATGAGCCTGCGTAGCCGTGTGAACAAGCATATCTATCGCTCGCGCACAGAAGACAAGTCGTGGCGTCTGTATGAGGCAATCCGCCGTGCAGGTGCTGACAACATGGTGTCAACCATAGTTGACATTGTGCGTGGCAAAGATTCTGCACATCGGTTGGAACGCGAACTGATTGCTCAGTATGCACCTGCACTGAACACAGATGTTCGCGTGAAGCAAAACGGTTGACCAGAAATCACCGTTTTGCTATAATACACATATCGCAACAAGGAGATCCGTATGATGACTTCAATTTTTATCGTTCGTGCAGAGACCCGGGGATGCCCTGAGAGTTATATTTCTGGTGTTTATCCCACAGCAGAATTAGCACAGGCTCGTGTCGATTTCATGCTAACTGATGGGATGGACTTGGCATGGTATGACGAAGTAAAAGTTGGCCCCGATGGTGCTGACTGTATGCTTTGCAATCGCTAACAAGGAGCACAAGATGACTATGGTAGCAAAGATGACAGACGGCCGCATGGTCGAAGTCGTGCGGGTTGCTGACACCGTGGGCTTCAGTTCTGACCGTGGGTGGGTTATGGTCTGCTTTGACTTTGAGAAGGCTGATCGCAAGCGCGAACACTTCAAGTGGGTTCCTGCTGAGACCCGATTTGATTGGGTTAGAGAATTTGTTTTTGTTTAACGCAAGGAGCGTATGATGGCAATCGTTTGGAATGTTCAAGTATATCGGGTCAATCCCGAGACTGCCCGCCCCGACTTCTACAAGGTCCTAAGCGAGCGAGAGTTCGCGGTCGAAGGTGAGGCATATACAGGAGCGGCCGAAGAAGAGGCATATGGATATGCGGCAGTTTACAACCGTGAGCACTTCTACAATCACCCAGATACTCCTACAGGCTTTGCCTTTGTGACTGGACGGATTGACACTGAGACCGGAGAGAACCTGTGAACGAACGAATTGATCAACTGTGGGGCCAAGCCTTGGATGCAGCAGTGCCTGAAACATACAGCCGACTGAGTTACAGCCAAGTGCTCAAAATCAAACAGGTGTTCGCCGAGTTGATTGTGAGAGAATGTGCCCTAGTTGTTCACAAAAAGACTGGTCCTAAATCGGCATTGAATGTATTAGACCATTTTGGAGTTGAAGAATGAACGAACGAATAGAAAAACTTATCTCTGAGGCTATCGAGGCGATTCCTGACCATGTGGAATTTAATTTGCCTAAAGAGTTTACAGAAAAGTTCGCCGAACTGATTGTGCGGGACTGTTTGAATATTGCTAAAAATTGGGATGATCAACTGGTAAATGCCAATCTTGTTAAAGAATCAAATGCGGTAGGCATTGTGACATATAGAATCGCACGACAATTTGGAGTTGAAGAATGACTAAATCTATGATAACACGCACCCAGGAACAACGACAAGAGATCGATGCCAAATACAACGAACTCTGCTCTGCGCTGACTGAGTTTGATTTCCAACTGCGGGAATTCACTCGACTATTTGATCCATGCATAGATGACATCTACCAAAGGACCCAGGGTGTGCATGATCTCTTGATGGAAATAGATGAGGAATTGATTGACGAGTTTGGCGAGTGATGCTATAATACACCCAAGAGGTAAATCATGAGCAAAGAAATCACTGTGGCAATGCTGGACCGCACAATTCAATTGTGCAGGCAAAATGCATTTTGGGGCAAACCTTCTGCTGTGCCGCGGGTGCTGGATTTCTACTTTGAAAAGACTCGAACCAGTGTGAAAGAAGATTGGCCCGACTCATTCTCATTTCAGGACCTGGCTCGGGCTCTGGGCGAGGACCCAGTGCGGTATAGGATTTACTACAGCCGAGATAATCTTACTCTACGGCTGTTTGTATTCCGTCCTCGATGCACCTGGGACGAACGGAAAATCATGTTGGACTTGGGGTTTGTTGTTGCTAATGATGGCGATACAGAAAACATCCCGGACCAACCTCAAGCGGAAGAAAATGAAACTATCTGAACACAGTCGAAACCGTCTGCTGCATTCTTTCTCACTGTGGGATGTGCCGCAGGAATACAGCCAGCATGTGTATGACTATCTAGTAAATGGCTGGCCGCCGGGCAGTTTCTACACCGCGGTGTTTGCCAATGATTTTGTGAGTGCCATGGTGAGTAGCCATCCTGGCAATAGAATAGACCCACTGAAAAATCTCGCAGGCTGGATGCTCAATCACATGCCCGTGCAAGCCCGCGGCAGTTATGATCGTGTAAGCAAATGGATTGGCATGAGCGATGACCATCGTAGAACTGTACTGGAACAGGCCAAGTTGATCTACGATACCAAAACAGAAGTGTGGTTGATCTTGAAAAACGAACACACCAGCGATCCATATGATCGGGCAGTAGCATGAAACCCGTATCAGCCCGCGGTGCGACAGGACACTTGATCTCGGTCATGGGCAAGACCATGTTCCGTGTGTATGATCAGGATCACAACTTCACGGACTATGACATCCATCACGCAGATCTCGAAGTCACTATCACTGACCCGGATGCGTTCTTCTACCGTGATGAATTCACGGATCGGCTGGATCACGGCCCTGACACATTAGGACTGGATTGACCGGTATCTCCAATACTGCTATAATACACACATGAAACGATACTTAATCGAATTTGCCCAATCCGCAGTGATCGCCGCTGTGATTGGATTTCCATTTGCGTTGTATTTTTACAACATGAAACCCTAAGGAATTGTGATGAATAAGATTCTTGCTGCAACTTTGATCCTGGCCGTGAGCACTGCTCATGCACAATGGGACTTTGATAATTCAGGAGGTCGTATTTTTGATATGAAGAAAAATATGACTGCTAAAACTACCGTAGAGATAAGGTATGTCAAAGCATCTGAGGTAACAGCGGCTTGCGATGCTCAAAGTCGTAAACTTGGATTTAATGGATTTCCTAGTGGTGCATTGGCCTGTAGTTGGAATTGGCAAGATAAGTGTCTGATCATCTTTCCAGAAAAAGTAGATATGCGTACAGTAGGACATGAAATGATGCATTGCTTACAAGGTTCGTGGCACGAATGATTCACCCGCTGCTTCGCCGACGATTTGAAACTGCCCGAGCCGATGGTGCAGGTACCCGAGCACGAGCACGATTGCGATTGATAACCTGGGCCGGGTGGTTATGGGGTTTTATCCGAGGATGATAACATGAACATTGAAGAATACGCTGACCAACTAGAAGAACAGGTTCCTAGTTGGGTAGTCAGCACCTTTGGATCTTGGCCCGTGGAAACACGACTGTACATGTATCTGCATCACTTGCAGTTGGCCCGCATGGATGAATTTGTTCAACTGTTGAAGGAGCGATAGCATGTGGGCATTGTTAGTGATTACAATCATAAACGGTGGAGAGGCGCCATCTAAGTTCGAGACTGTGAACTATCCCACCTTGCAGGCTTGTATGCAAGCCAGGGCAGAGGCAGAACGCAAGCCTGCTGCACATGGCTATTGCAGTTTTGAACCAAGGAAATCTTTATGAGCAAACCTGCACATCCCGGCAGCATCACAACATGGGCCAAGCGACCCAAGTGTCAGATTGATGGCTGTGAGAATGATGCTAAGTTTGAATACCAGTACGATGATGGCACATGGAAATGGCGTGTGAGGCACGGTAAAATTATCTGTACTGCTCATCAAAAGTCCAGCTGGCATCCGTATCTTCGGCATCGTAAAGATTACTGCGAAAATGTTTCTGGTTTTTTAGGATTTAAATGTACAACTAATATATACTGGAATGGTATGTTAGATGTAGATCATAAAAATGGCAATCCCGGCGATAATAGAAAACGGAATTTGCAGACATTGTGTAAATGCTGCCATGCATACAAAACAAACAAGAACAAAGATGGACAAACTCCAGGTAGACTAGCATTAGGGATAAAATCATGATCAAATACATCACCAACCGTTATGAAAGTGTAGTGCTGCCTTGGGAGCCGGGCTTGATTGAATGGCTACATGAACACTATCCCAGGAGTAAATACCGCATAGTAGAAGTATCCGCTGAATAAGAATTTGGGCCAATAGCTTAATGGTAAAGCAACCGACTCATAATCGGTCGAGTCTTGGTTCAATTCCAAGTTGGCCCACCATTTACAATGAAGAGAACCGTTGACTACAATCTAGAAAAGGACATCCGGTCATGTGAGTGGATGCTGAAAAAGGTCATGGACAGTGAGACCTACGCACAGAATCTCTATGCAGCCATGTGCAACAATGTGTTCCAACCCAACCAAGTATGGCCTCGACTCAAAGATGAATACTGGTCATGCTCATGGCGAGCAGCCGGCGGTATCATTGCCGACTTGAGAGGTCAAGACGAAGCCGATGGTATCGTTGCCGAATTGAGAGGGCAAGGCGATTACATGGACTGGTATTGCTCGGGCATCTTTGGAGCAGGCGAGGCAGATAGTTATCAAGGCTATGTGAGTGAGGGCACTGTGACAGATGAGATCCGTCAAGACCTTTTTGCCATAGGGTGGACGGTAGAACCCTATCCAAAGGATTAAAAAATTCAATAGCCTAATGCTATTAAAAAGCATTGACACATAGGTGTTGCATGCTATATACTTGCGTTGACAACCAAGGAGAACGCATGTCACTCACAATCAAAAACTTAGAAAGTGCCCTGGCTGGAGAAAGCCAGGCACACATCAAATATCGTTATTTTGCAAGACTTGCTCGAGCAGAAGGCTACGAGGAAGTAGCCCGCCATTTCGAGCATACAGCAGATCAAGAACTGTTACATGCATGGAGCCACCTAGAATTGCTGATCGGAAAACCCTCAACACGGGAGTGCCTGATCCGGGCAATCGAAGGGGAAACTTACGAGTTTGAGACCATGTATCCCGAATTCCGCAGGGCTGCTGAACACGAAGGCGATGCCCGTGCTGTAGCAGAAGCCAACACTCAGATTTCTGAATCAAAAGAGCATGCAGAGCAATTTGCTGCGGTGTTGGCCCGGGCAGAGAAGAAGTTTGCTGCTCTAGCAAAGATCGAAGCCCGCCATGCAGCGGCTTATAAAGAAAAATTGGAGTCACTATAATGGAACATGTTTGTGTAGTATGTGGACACATCCACGATGAAGAAACCGAAGGCACCTGGGATTCATTGCCCGATGATTTTGTTTGCCCAGAATGCGGCTGCGGTCGAGAAGAATATCAAGACCTGGTGGTGTAGTGTGTAAATATGGGTATAATGCCCGACACGAGCACCCCAAAACCCCTGATCGCCCTGTTCTCTCACCATCCTGAATGCAGCAATCAATGCTGTGAGGGGATCGAAAGAGCATTAGGCAGTCACTATGATATACAAAGATTTGACGAAAAAACCCTAGATGCTGATCTCCTAGCATCTGCTGCTGTAGTGGCATTTCCTGGCGGTATTGGGGATGCTGATAGTTACTACGACTTCTTCCTACGCAAAAAAGCCAACATGGTAGCAGACTATGTGGCACAGGGTGGTAGGTATCTGGGCATCTGCATGGGAGCATACTGGGCAGGACATTGGTTCTTTGACATCTTGCAGGATGTAAAATGCGAACAATACATCAAAAGACCCGGTGCAGATGTGCGTAAGAGTTATGGCACAGTCACACCAGTGGACTGGCAAGGGCAACGGCACAACATGTTCTTTTGGGATGGATGTGCATTAGTCGGGGATGAAAGCAAGTTTGATGTAGTCGCTCGCTACCAAAACGGAGACCCGATGGCTATTGTGCAAGGACGGATCGGGCTGATAGGGTGCCATCCAGAGAGCACAGAAATCTGGTTCGAAAAGCCCAGGCAATACATATCGCAGCACTGGCATCAGGGGCGGCATCATGAACTATTGTTGCGATTTGTCGACGATCTAATGAAAAAGTAGGTTGACTCGAAACGGCTCTATGCTATATAATAGGGCTATGTTTAAAATCTACTACACAGATCCGGTGAGCGATGCGAGTCACTCACACAATGTTCTTACCCTGACCGAAGCCCTGCAATACACAGAAGGATGGCGGCGGATGGGCATGACTTTCGTGACCATGGTCAGTGAAAACCCCGATTCCGTGGGCCGCCCTGGTGTAGACTCAGTGGTGGATGGCAAGACTCCTGATGGAGTAGCCTACACCTGGAACAAGGCAAGTCGAATTGGAAAGACAAGGAAATAGCATGCCAAAGTGTTATCAGTTAGTAGGTGTGCCCGGTTCGGGTAAAAGCACCTGGCATTCGGAACAGGACTGGTTGCAGACGGCTGCCTACATCAGCACGGATCGTTATGTAGAAGAATTCGCTAAGAATATGGGCAAGACCTACAGCGAAGTGTTCAAAGAAGTCATGCCTGAATGTGTGAAATACATGACCGGTGATGCAGTCCATGCCCGTGAAGCGGGTCAAGACATTGTGTGGGATCAAACTAGCACCACAGTTGCAAGCCGTTCTCGTAAGTTTGCTATGTTGCCTGACTATGAGCATATCGCTGTGGTGTTTGCTACACCTGAACCTGCTGAACTAGTAATGAGATTAGACAGTCGTTACGATTCAGGAAAAATTATTCCAGATCAAGTAGTACAAGATATGATCAACAATTGGGAAGAACCTACCCTAGAAGAAGGTTTTAAAGAAATTTGGAGAGCATAATGCCAGCAGTATTTTTGGTATCAGACACACATTTTGGCCACAAAGGTATGTGTACTTTCACGCGATCAGACGGCGTGACCAAGTTGCGTCCATGGGACACACCCGAAGAAATGGACGAAGCCATGGTCAAGGCCTGGAACGAGCGTGTGGGTCCCAAGGACAAGGTATATCACTTGGGCGATGTGGTGATCAACCGCAAAAGTTTAGCCACCATGAGCCGCTTGAACGGCGACAAGGTGTTGATCCGTGGTAACCACGACATCTTCCCTGACGACGAATATCGCAAGTATTTCCGCGAGTTGCGGGCATACCATGTGATGAACGGCATGATCTTGAGCCACATCCCTATCCATGAAGAATCATTGGGCAGGTTTGGTGTGAACATCCACGGTCACTTACATGCTGCTCGTGTGATGAAGCGTGGGCCAGCCTCGGGCGAATTTGTGAGTGCTGTGGTTGATCCACGGTATCATTGTGTGTGCGTGGAGCATACAGACTTTGCTCCTATCTTGTTTGAGGATGTGATGAAGAGGATCACTGCCGAAGGTGGGACCATTGGATTCCGCAACGGCAACGGTCCAACTATGTAAGGTGGTCTTCTCGCCTGCTCCCTTTCACCCACACCGAGTGATACAGCAAAGGAGAAGGGTGAAAGGGGATTGAGCCGCAGGGACCAAATGCCTGCGTGGGATTCGGTAACCCACATTTATTAGACAGTAAAACAACATGACCAACTTCTATCTAAGACAGTGGGATTATTTACATCACACCGTCCAACCATTTTATTGGACGGTGTTCAATCATGAGACTGATCAATCAACACGATTCAACTTCAAACATGACGCTATAGTTTACAGAAAAACTTTACCACATGCAACATTGTATTTTCATTGGTACGAAGAACAGTTTTCTAAGCTAAATGTATCAATGGAACCTCCTGAGTCATTGGCTGAGTTATACAGACAGCGAGCACAAGAATTACGAGATGCCTACAAATATCTTAGATTAAGTTTCAGTGGTGGTGCAGATAGCTTAACCGCGTTACACAGTTTTGTAGATAATAATATACATCTTGATGAGATTGTGGTTGTGGACTACTTTGATGGATCCAACTATGACGATCCAATGAAATCGTCTGGACGAGAAATTAAGTTACATGCACTGCCATATCTAAAACAAATCGCACATCTCATACCAAATACCAAGCTCACTGTGGTCAACACCACTGCCAAAGATGACAATGATATGTTTAATGATTTTTCGGATGACCCCGAGAAGCATCCAACTTTTGATACCTTGGAAGGGCAACTGCATTTTGGGGTAGAAACTTGGTCACTGGGCAAGTTCATGATGCAGACCCCTCGCGAAAGTTGTTGCGATATCCACGGTGGTAGCAAAGTCAAACTGTTCAAGAACCGAGATAAGTGGTATTTTTATTGGGTAGATGGTGCTATGTCTGATCTAAACATGTGTGCTGCCTATCCTGAAGATTTCTTCATCAGCCGAACCATACCCAACTTGTATCTCAAAACAGTTTACTTGTTGAAAAATTTTTACATATCTCAGAAGTTTGATGATGTCACCATCAATGAGTTTCCAGATCATCCCAAGAATCACCCGGCCTTCAATGTAGGGCTAGGCAGGAATTTGGCACCTGCACTTGCCACATACAAGACGTATTTTTCATCGCACAACCCATTGGACTGGAAGAATCATTTTATATCAGGGTGGCATTCGACCTTGTTCTTCAAGAACGTCGTAAACACCCCCGAAGGAGACAAGTGGATAAAAAACTACAAGCAAAACATAACGTCTATCATCGCAACAGCCGGTGACGAGTGGAATGTGGATAAACTAGGCAACCCGGTACCGGCATTCGGGCGCAAAGGACACTTGAGCAAGTTCTATTGTCTCAATGATGGGCGAGCCTATGACTCAGTGGATGCTAAAAAATAATTTGCCTTTTTGGCAAAAAATCGCAGAAAAAGTTGCGATCAATGGTTGACAAGAGATAAATAATCCTATACAATACATGCTATGAACCAGTCGATACATCATTTATCCCTCAAACCGCTGACACAGAGTCAGGGCGTCTGCCCCACCTTGTGGTTTGCGATTGAGATGAATTATGATCGTGCGACAGGGTCAGGGGTCCGAGGAGACCTAGTATAACATAGCGTATACTTAACTTCCAAAGGACCCCAGGACTAAACACCCTGGGGTTCGTCTTTTATAGTGTGGAGC